CAGCAACAGAAGTAAATATAAAAAATCAAAAAATATTATACGAAAAGACAAAGCTAGAACTTGCATTGTTTAGGCTTAAAGTATGTGGAGAACAGGCAAAGTTAGGAGTACAGTTCGTTGGAAAATACGCAGAGATTTGTGAAGGGATAAAAGTAACAGTACCACCTAATCAGGTGATCCCTCACACTCATTCTTTGACTTCCGAGAAGTAATTTTCTTTATTAAGTTTTTTACTATTGGTTTTACAAGGTTGAGAATAATTGGTGTAGTCGCAGCCACAGTAGCAATAGCAGCAGTAGAGACAACAGTGCTAAATTCTGGGAGGTACTGATCTTTGAAAGGAACGTCCTCATATAACGTGGTGCATATAGTTCCATCTTCGCTTCTTGAATGACCAATTACACGTTCTAACTTTTTTTCGTTACGAAAATCGCCTACTCTTTGATCTTTCTTACTAGGACATTCTACAAATACATCCTCCTTCTTTTCATCTTTTGGTATCTCTGCTTGCGGTGGTTTGCCTTCTGGTAACTTTGCTGGTTCGTCATTAACAACAGCAGCTTCTTCAACAATAATCAGTTGATCTGCCTGATAATTCATCGGGATAAAAGACGGATATGGACAGTTACTTACAACTCCGTTTGGATCGTCTATTAATAAATTTCTATTGCCCGTATTCTTTGTATCTCTATGAAAATATTTACAGCCTATAGTTTCTACATTTAAAGGTTCATATCCTGGTAACGATACTTGAGGAATATAAACTGGTGGTATTTCTATATTTGGAATACTTATCTCAGGTATTTCCAATTATAATCCTAGTTTTTTAGGTAAAGGGATTGATTTACCTGTTGTTTTTGGTAGACCTTTTTCTAATACGTTAGGCATCATTCCTTTTACATTACCCATCACCTGATTCATTATCTTTGCTTTGAATTGCTCAGATGTTACATACTTATATCCAAAGTACCCTCCACCGATAACTGAAGTTACCATTATGAATGAGAGAATACTCAAAACATTAGCTATCTTTTGAAACATGATAAAACTTGCTGTGATAAGAGCTATGTCAGTTATGAGCATAACTGTTCTATTGCTAATTATAGGGCTATCACCTCTGTACGTCACTATGAGCCTTGTGACAAGGCAGATGCAACATAAGACTAATTAATCAGCAGCTTCGGCTGTATTTCCCTCTGCTACCCATTCTAAATAGGATTGGTAATCGCTGTTTGCTTCGTCAAATGGAATGTTTCTTTGAACTGTGCCTTCCATTTTCTTTACACCATAATTTTTATTGGTGAATTGATCTTTTAATAATTTATAAATTGGTTCTGTAGGATATGCCATTATTTAAAGCTCCGCATTAAATTGAATTTGCCCACCGTTAGGTGCAAGATTATTGCATCTTACAATTCCAGTTTGACCAGCAGTTCCAGAAACTTCACTATTATTATAAAATAAAACTTGTTTATTATTTGAACCACTATCTATTGTTACTGAATTAAAAGTATCAGCAGCCCCATCACGATAGATAACATAATAATGAGTGCCTGTTATATCATCAACGGAAGGGGTAGTTCTCATTGGAACTGGAAAACGATAGGGAATCTGTAAATAGCTGCTAGTGTAATAAAAACCTAAACCAATATTAATTCCATCACCTGTAACTTGTTGAAAATATCTCATACACCTTCTTAATTCATCTGCATGGCTTAAAAATTCAAAGTCGCTGGCATGACTTCCAACCTCAAGCTGCACTCCAGTAATTTCAAGTTTTGCATCATTTGTTAAATACCATGTTGAGGTTTGATCTGGTGTTCTTGTTCCACTAGCATAAGCCGCCCAAGTATTTAAAGAAACTCCAGAAGAAGTATAATCTGTTCCAAACCAAGCAGCTATTTCTAAAATTAATCCAGCATCATTATTATTATCAAACTGTAAATTAGAATTTCCAGGAATAGTTTTTGTTACTTTAGTCCAAGTATCAGCAGTTAATGAACCAGTTTCAAAGGAATAATTCTGTGAAGTTCCATCTACTGTTTGCAATCTTCCATAAAAATTTTGTGCAACAGTTGATTTAATCCAAAAAGATAAAGTAATAAAACTTGAACTAGAAACATAATTCCAACCACTATTAGCAATATCTTGTGCTTCTAAAGTTGTCTTAAATCTTATAAAAGCATCACTATCAGCTTGAGTTTGATTTCCATTTTGAATTCTATATGATTTTCTAAAACCTAATGTATATGGTGTCGTTCCACTTGCAATATCTAATTGACCTTGTGATGGGACTGATGCGTAACCAAATAGATTCACCTCAAATCTATCAACAGTTTGATAACCAGAAGCAGCTATGTTTGACGAACTTCGTTGAGCCACTTGCATAGCTCCGTTAATTATTAAATTACGATTTTGCCTATTACTTAGGTTGGCAGTACACGTTCCATCAGAATTATTTATCGTGATGGCAGCATCCGTAGAATTTACCCCTTTTATCGAATTTACTTTGATTTCACTCATGGTTTTGGATACTTGTCTTTAATAGCTTTGATTGTAGCTTTCCAGCCATCTATTCCATTATGGTATATATCATCTAATTGACTAGCATAATCAGGATATTCGTTAACTCTTTTTTCTTTATATTCATTAGCATTTTTCCATGCTGTATAAGCTGCATTAAGTTCATCATCTGTAGGCTGTGAATCTTTATTTGCAGAATCCCATTCGATTATTTTATGAGGAACTACATTTTGATCTAATCTATAACGATTAGCATTTTTACCAAGTTGCAATAAAGCTAAATTAATGTCTGTATCAGAATTTATTGCCATGATTATGCCTCCTTAAATATCTCTACAAGGGCAAATGTTTCATTTACACCAATATCATATCCTGTTCCAAAACCATTATCTGTTTTTGAGGTTTGACATCTATGCTGAAGTTCATACGTTGTCGCTGTAGAAATAGTAAATCTACATGATAAAAAAGAACTGTTTGAACCTATATAAGTAGGAGCAGCGTATTCAGATGTTCCATGAGCTACAGCAGCGGCAGTTCCCGATGTTTGATAAAGCCTCAACATATGTCTTTCTACTCTAAAACCCATTGCTTTTGCTTTTAATAGGTAACTACCAGATTGCAAAGTAAATTGATTACTTAATATAGAAACAATACCGTCAATATCAGAAAGTTCAGTATTTAAATCCCTTGTTCTCCAATCACCTGAAGTAAATGTCCCACCGTCCGAGCCAGCAGATTTTCGATCTGCGATAATTGCATAACTTTTAAATGCTACGTCAAGTGTTCTTGCAAGCGTCCCATCTGCATCACTAGGTAATGTAATTGTTCTGTCTGACGCGGGGTTGGAACTAGGTGCAGCTATGATTACTGAATTACCACCGCTATGTTTTAGTTTGATCTGGCTCATAATTAAGTGTTTGCTAATCTAATAATATGTAAACCACTAGCATAAAATCCACCATTTGCTATCAATGAAGATGCAGCAGCAAAACTAGCAGTTTCAATTCTAAATTTTTCATTTGATACATCTTGAATATCTAAGACCGCTTGTGTGTTTGCTTGTAAATAATGATGCAAATTACTTGTGTTATCAGCAGTTTGAGCTGAGGTGTAATGAGTTGCAAAACTATCTGTTCCATTATCTTGTGTTGTAGCTAATCTGATTGTTATTGCTTGGTCTGCTGTATTTTGAAATAAAACTTGCATGTGTAATAAAACTAAATACATGCCAGTTTGAGGAAAGGTAAATACACCGCTAGAGACTGACATTCCTGTTCCTAAATTTGTATCTAACTGTGTTGAAGAAGTTGTACCTCTAGTCCAATTTGTAATTACACCATTAAAAGCAGCACCATGGCCAGAGTTATGACTATACCGATCAATCATGGTTATACCTTGATTAGCAAGTGGACTAGCTAAAGTATCAGCATCTACACAACCATTGGGTAAACCTCCTACTGAGATTCCTGTAATAGTTCCGTTTCCGTTAATTGTTACTGGCATAATTAAACTACTGTATAGACACTACCAGAACTGATAGTTAAGGTGATTCCGCTACTAACGGAAACTGGCCCTGCACTCATTCCATTAGTACCTGACGCTATGGTGTGAGATGCACTAATAGTAGCACTATTCTCATAGATAGCACCACCAGCTACAGTTGATGCAATACCAGTAAGACCTGACCCATCACCTGCATAAGCTGTTGCAGTACAAGTTCCAGATACTGTAAATCCACCTGATACTGTTTCTGCTTTTTTTACACCGCCATAATATAATTCTACTGAAGATATTGGAGTAGAATCATTACTATATTTAAATTTAGCTGCTACTTGGTTACCTGTATCAGATGCGTAAAAAATACTTTGTCCACCTTGTTTGTGTCCGTAATAAGTTATTAAACTGTCTTGTTTTTGGTCAATAATTAAATTTGTATTATCATTATAAATTTCATATTCTGCATCATCACCAAGAAGAATTTTATCTGTATCACCAAATTTAACACTATTATTATTAGTATCTAACTGACCACCTAGCTGTGGAGAGGTATCTGCAACTAAGTCTGTGCTAACGGTATCAAAACTTAATACACCGCTACCATTAGTTTTTAAAAATTGTCCGTTACTGCCATCTTCTGGTAATGTATATGCACTTGTTTTTGTTAAACTATTTGGTCCTTTAAAACTTATATTAAAACCATTGGTGTTATCACTATCAAATTTTAGTAAATTATTTTGACCAAATTCAATATTTTGACCACTAGAAACAATAAATTGACTTTGAGTATTTGTTACATAACTATTTGTATCAAAACTAAGTTGACCAGACTGAACAACTTTTAGTAAACCACCACCTCCACCTAAATTAGCAGTAGCAGTAGTTGGTAAAGTAAACGTGTTACTTACACCAGCACTATGAGGAGGTGCTTTAATAGTTTGACCATGACTATTATTACTACAGTTCAGAACCACTTGAGCATCATTACTACCATTACCTTTTATTTCTACTTTTCCTGTACCATCAGGAGTTAGTTTTACATTACCGTTAGTAGTGCTTGTTGTTATTTCATTAGTTTGAACATCTAAGTTACCACCAAGTTGTGGGGTGGTATCGTCAACAACATCAGTAGATACAGTAACAAACTCAAGAGCGTTACCAGCAGCGTTTACCTTTACAGTTTTACTTGCTGCACCACCAAAGTTTGCAGGGGTATCAGACAAGCCAGTAAAAGCTGAAGCTCCACCACCACCAGAACCACCATCATCAGCAATAATAAATTCAGATGCAGAAGCATCATATTTAAGTATCTTGCCATCAGCGACACCAGAAGTATTTACATCTGATAAAGCATTTAAAGATCCTAAATTACCAAGTTTAGTTTTTTCTGCATCAGTAAAAGCATTAGTATCTGAGTTTGCTTCATAAGCTGTTTTAATTTCAGCATTAGATTGATCTGCTGTGGCTGAAGCTTCTATACCTGCAAGTTTAGTTTTTTCTGCATCTGTAAAAGCATTAGTGTTACTATTTGCTTCATAAGCTGTTTTGATTTCAGCATTAGATTGATCAGCCGTAGCACCTGTTTCTATACCTGATAATTTAGTTTTTTCAGCATCTGTAAAAGCATTGGTATCACTGTTTGCTTCATAAGCTGTCTTTATCTCAGAGTTGGTTTGATCAGCAGTTGCATTAGCTTCGATATTATTTAATTTAGTATGATCTGCATCAGTAAACACGTTGCTATCGCTGGCATTTTCAACAAGTGTTCTTATTTCACTGGCTGTCTGGTCTGCTGTAGCAGAAGCTTCAATGTTGTTAAGTTTGGTATGATCAGCATCTGTAAAGACGTTACTATCAGTTGCACTTTCCACTAAGGTTCTAATTTCTGCTGCTGTTTGATCTCCTGTTGCACTCTCTTCTATAGTGTCTAGTTTGCGTAAGTTTTCCTGTACTGCAAATAGGATCTGATCATTTTGTGTATCAAGATCTGATTCTGTAAGAACGCTACCATCATTAAAATCTACCTTTTTAGCAGTTATATTTGTATCTCTTTGAATATTAATAGCAACACCATTACCAGGTTCATTACCACTGGTAAATGTAATCTGCGTAGCACTGGTGAATGTGTAATGTGTGGTAAGAGTTTTTAAGACACCACCAACCGTAACATCAACTTCAGCTTCTGATAGATAGGAAAAGGAGATACTGAAAGGACCAGCAGTACCATTACCAGTATGGTTTGTAAAAGATGCAGCAGTGTTAGTAGCCATAGTTAGTTAGCGTTAAGTTGTTGAAACCCTTCAAGGATGTCATTGTTAGCTTCTTGCCTAATTGTAGCTTGAAGTTGTAGATATTCTTTTTTGCGTTCTGGATTTTTACTAAACCATATTTGTTTACCTGCTTTTTTATATTTATTTACTATATCTCTTAAAATATCTTCTGCTAAATCTCTATTGGCTTCTTGAGCCTGTACTTCTATATCCATATTGTTCTGTTCTATCAATTCACCCCTTACACTTTTCATTAATGCTTGAAAATCTTTTTGTTGAATTCTGTTGTGTAAAGCTCTAACCATTGTTTGACCATTGATTTTTACAAAAGCAGTTTCTTCTATAAGGTCAAGGTGTTCATCATAAGTAAGTTCTATACCACTACCGATAGCTTGACCACTGGGTAATCTACCAAGACTAAGTTCATCTGATGGTTGAGTTATCCTTGCACCAATATCATCAAGTGTTGTAAGAACATTGTTATTGATACTACTTGTTTCTTTGATTGGATTAAGAACACTCATATTGTCAGGACCGAAACCAACTGGATATTCGATGATAGAACCAGTTATAAAGTTTCTCATTGGTCTAAGACCACCACTGTAACCAGGTATTGTTGTTGCTAATTCGTTATGAAACTTTCTTAACCATACAAAATTATCATCACCTGCTCTTGTCTTTTTATCTAATATCTCTTTATCAGAAATTACATTTCTTTTAACTGATCTACCAAGCGAACTAAATGGATTAACAGTAGCTGCTGCTCTTCTAGCAAGCCAGTTTTGAAAGACTTGTGGTTTTCCTAACAAGTCAGCAAGTTCAGTAATACCTTGCAAATAAGTTTTGTTTGTAATATTACGACCTAATGCAACTGAAGCAGCAACACCAAAATCATCACGATCTTGTTTACTGAGACCACCTGTAATAGCTGCTGCATCAGCAGCCATCATAAGAAAAGAAGCCCAAGGGTCTAATCTCCTAAAACTGACATATTTATACCTTGGTTTGCCATCTTTACCCATTCTTACATTGCCATCTTCATCTTTTAAAAGAAATCTAAAGCTATAAGGTTGCCAACCTGTAGCTCTTTTTTGATTAAGCATATTGAAATCAGAAGGGCCACCACCAGTAATTGCTAGTTCAGACATTGGATCATTTATTGAAAATGCTGTAGCACCTGCTATTGACCATATTGCACCCCCCAAATACATTTCACCTCTTGCTTTTGCTGCCACAGATGGATCAGTGCTTTTTAGTGCTTGTCTATATTCTTTTAAAGCCATATTAACTCCAGGAGTTCTTCTTACTTGTGCTTTAAATATATTTACTGGTGTTCTCACAAAAGGTAAGACCACTCTTCCAAAAGGATGTCGTGAAACTCCTTGTATTGCAGCACCTAAACTATCCTCTGGCAAATCAGCAGTAAATGTAGTCTCAGCAGCATATTTTTGTGCTGCTTCGTATAAATCTAAAACAGATGTGTCTTTAACATCTGCCATGCTGTTTTTATTAACAATTTCAATAGTTCCATCAAATTGTTCTTTTATGTGTCTTTGTAAATCAGCACCTTGCAAACCTTTTCTCATGCCATCTTCCCAAGCACTTGCTTTTACATAAGCTCTAAAATTAAGTTGTTTGAAAAATTCATCTTCTGCCAGTAAGAATCTACCTGGTAAACGAATAATAGTACCTAATCCATTTACAATATTTGCTAAATTTCCATCTCCTTCCATTCTTATTTGAAAACGATCAGCTTCTTGTATCATTGCACCAGGATTAACAATATTATCTTCAATTTGAAATGCTTGCTTTGCTGCTTTTAGTGAATCAGTAATAGATGCCATTAGATAATACAGTTCTTTGCCACCTCTCATAGCTTGCATTTGATCAAAACCTTGACGAGATACAGAACCTAATGTGTTTTCTAATGGCCTTGCTAACGTATTTAAAGCAGTGGACATTATATTTACAGCGTGTGTTTCTGGACCAGATAGTATTGAATTTATAAAAATCTCATTTTGTATCTTAACTCCTTTCATAAATTTACTTTCACTAGCCATCTTTTGTAAGGCTTGAGGATTACCTTGTGCAGCCTGTAATTTCTTTGTAATTATTCTTAGTCTTTTCCATGATGCCTTATCACCTTTTTCAGCAGCTTCTATGATTTGTTTAATTGAAAACTCACCTAATGGATCAGTTGGTTCTTTTACTGTTCCTCTAATATCAGTTGCTTGATCTATTGCTTTTTCTGTTGGTGTTCTACCTGCTAAATCATCTATAGAAGCTGCTACATTACCTACTCCACCACCTACTCTGTTAGCAGCTAATGTTTGTGCTGGTACTGTTTTTAAAGGTTTGTTAAGAGTAATAAGACCGTCTAATACTTTTGCTTCTGTAATGAATTGTTCTTTTAACTCTTCAGTTAAACCACTTTTATTACCTGTAGCTAAAGTTTCATCTATAGTTTTTGCTAATGATGCTAAATTAATAGCATTTCTATTCATTAATTTATTCATAGCAATTAATATTGCAGGTAGGTCTTCCTCTCCTCCTCTGCCATATCTAGCATTAAATAATCTTGCAGACTCTATGGTTTCTTGTGGTAATAAACTATTTGCAGATTGAACCATATCTTTAAATGTTCTTTTATAAGGCCAAGCATTATTAGCATCAAGTTCTTTTAATTTGTCTGCTTCATCAAGAATTAGTTTTTGCACATCAGGATCACCACCACCTGTAAATTTAGGATTAAATGTGGTTTCTACTTTATTTCCTTCTTTTACGACTTTATTAGGAAGGTTGAGATCTATCATTTCATCACCAAGATTATCAACGACATTATCTGTCATTAATATTTCATCTCGTCTTGCTAGTCTTTTTATTATCCTTTCATATAACTCAGGTGTTTTTTTAATTGCTTTTACACCTACACCAAAAGCAGTAAGAGCTTCACCTGCTACCAATCCACCACTTGCTTGCCTAAAACGTGCTTCAGCTACACCTATCTCCTCTTGTGTTTTAGCTTTTAAAAGATCACTTATAGGTGTTGCTAACCTTGGATGTTTGTCGATCATATTAAACAAGTTTTCCTCATAAGGATCTTGTACAACAGCGTCAGTAATAAAACCTGCAAGAGCATTTCTAGTCCAAGCATTATTCATCCCTACAAGTTTTGTACCTTTAAGTCCCTTGCCAATAACACCAGCAGGTAGTAAAAACTGTGTAATAGCTTGTGGTACTGTATAAGACCAATCCTCCTTATCACCTTTTATTTCAAGACCTAATGCCTGTAGATCTATAAGCTCATTATTATCGTATGGATTACCAACAGCAAAATCATAAATATCATCTACAAACTCAACCGTCTCATTAACAGCTTTTAAAGGACCAGATAAAGCACCTCTGATAACTTTAGAAGTAGTGGTTTGTTTTATCTGATCACTGCCTTTCTTTAGTTTCTTACGAAATTCTTCACCTGCTTCTTGTCTGTCTCTACGAAAGCGAGCTAATGGATTTGAATCAGTCATAGTTATTTAAGATTTTTGTTGAAACTTTCCTTGTTCTGCAAGAAAATCAAGGGCATTTTTGTAATGTGAACCTCCTTGACTTAGTTCTGGTAATGCACTTTCAACTGATGTTCCAAAAGAATCTGTTCTTGTTAGACCATCACTTTGGAGAGTTGATACATTACCTGTCAATATAGCTGCATATATCTCTTTAACACCATGACCAGGTTTTACTCCTCTATCTTTTAAATATCTTACTACTGGTCCTATAATCTGTTCTTCAAAGGTCATGTCATCTCTATATCCATATTTCTTGCGTTCTGGAATACCAAACTGAATTAAACCTTTATAGTTACCTCCTTCACCACCTGTTATCTGATGATTAAAAGTACCCATTGTTTCCTGTGATATTACAGACGCAAGATCTTCTGGTTTTACTCCTAATTCATTAGCTGCTGTGACAATAGCCTGTTGTTTACTGCTTTGAGTAATAGTTGGTGTTGTTGTCGTTTCTGTTGTTGCTTCAGTAGTTTTTGTTTCTGTTTCTTTAAGAATTAAGTTGTCACCTACTTGTATGTTATTTGGATCTTTTATGTTGTTTAGTTTGATTAGATTAGGAATTGATACTCCTGTTTGTGTTGCTATTGAGGTTAAAGTATCACCTCTTTTTACTGTAAAAATATTATTGCTCTCCTCTGCATCTTCTTTTTCAATAATTTGTTTTGCTTCTTCGTCTGTCACTTCGCTAATAAAACCAGCATCACCTTGTATATCATCTATGTTTTGTTTGTTTACTTTTCCTCCCTCTGTCACTCCGCTTTTTGGTGTTAATAAATTCACCTGTTCTCTAGCTTTTTTAAGATATGTTCCTTTTATTTCTTCTATTTTTTTTATTACAGTCAGAGTATCTGCTTCTCTGCCTTCTGGACCTAAAATGTAAGTATATAACTCTAATTTAGCAGCGTTGAATAAATCATTTACAGCAGAAGAACCTTTGTCGTTAAGTTGACCTGTTGTACCTACAATAAATAATGCTCCACTAAATTCACCTTTAAGTTGACTGTTTAGTTCTGCTAATCCTTTATTTATTTCTGTGTAATCTCCATTTTCAGAACTATTGGCAACTCCTAGAAGTTGGCTAAGTCTAGTTCTATTTGCTTGAGTCTTAGGTGTTTTATCATCGTTGTACCAGTTGTAAGCTGCTATTGCCGCATCTTTTTTAGAAGCATATCCACCTTCAATAATCCTTGATTCTATTTGAGCAGAACGATCTCTTGTATTACCATCTAAAGCCACAGCAGCAGTACCAATTTTTGATGCTTCTAATGGTTGTCTTTTTTGCAAGTCAGCTATTAACCCTGCATCACCTGTCTCTGCAAATCTTTTAAGAGTATTTATAATGTCGTCATTTTTATCTCTTTCTTTTTGTATCTGCCTACGTTTTTCCTGAGTAAAAGCAAAATCATTTATCTGTTTTTTTAATGTATTTACTTTGCCTTGATAATCAGGATGAGCAGTAAGGTTTAATTTGCCATCAACACCATAAGGAAACTTTAAAGCTATATCTAAAATATTTTCTGCACCTTCTATATCACCATCACCAGAAAGACCAACAGCTTCTGCCTGATCAAGTAAAACTCCAACTATTGTTTTGTTTAGATCACTTCTATCTTTAGTGACAAGACCTAAATTATTCATGCTTTCTTCAAAAGTATTGATTAGAATTTGATCTTCATCATCATCATCGTCTTTTGCTATTAATCCTTTTACTAAAGGAACAGCTAAGTTTTTAAGTCTTTCAAGATTATATTCCTGATGTTGTTCTATATGGCTAGAGGTTACGGTAGTTGTAGCTTCAGCTAATTTTGGTAAAAAGTATTTATTTACATAGGTAGGATTTATATCACTTAACTGATCAACAACTCTTGTCTTTTCTCCTTCAAGCCATGTTTGAAATTGTGGTGATTGAAGAGAAAAACTATTTAAAGATTTACCATCTACCTGTGTGGTTGCATAGCTATTGGATAAAGTGCTTTTTAAATTATTACCTAAGATCTCTGCTTTAGTTCTTTGATAGGCACGATCTGCAAAAATACTTCCACCGATTAGTCTTCTAGCAGCATCTTCTCCATCAGTCTTCTTAACACCTCTACTTATATCTTTAAAGTTTTTAGCAGCATCTTCAATAGCTAATTCTGTACCTTCTGCTTCTTCTTCTTTTACAGCTTGATCTATTCTTGTTTCTAAAAAACTTTGTATAGCAGGGTTTATAGATTTTAATGTTTCAGCTAACTGCTCAATACCACTTTTAGGTTGTACAGATACAGGTTGTACAAAAGTATCTACAGGATTTGCTTGAGGTTGAAAGGCGGTGCTTTGAAAACTATCGGTCATTATTCTTTAATAAGTGATGCGTATTGAGACAGACCCTGGGTGGCTGTACCAAGAATAATAGAACTTAAGCTTGGTATCTGATTATATGCCTGATTTACCTGACTTTGTAACTGATTACGTCTGCTATCTCTCTGTGCTACAAGACCTTGTGTATTCCTTCTGTATTGTCTGGTTGCTGATTCAAGTGTTTGATTTAACGCTTCTCTAGCATTAGCTGTCTGACGTTCCTGATCTGCCAATAATAAACTAGCTGTAACACCTGCCCTTCCTGTAGCTTTCAAAGCTCCTCTTGCTTGTAATCCCTGTATTGTTTTAGCTAATCTACTTTGTGCTGTTGTAGCTTGTTCTTCTCTCAACCTAGCACCTAAAGCTGATTGTTGGTTGGCAAAGGATTGTTCTGCTGATTGGTTTGCTCGTAAAGCTGCTAGATATGTTTGTCTTGCTCTTTCCTGTGCAGCCCTTCTTTGTGAAAGACCACCTAATAAGTTAAGCCCTAAACTTGCAGCGAAATATGGTGCAGCAGCAGCAGGTAATGCCATCTAAGCAATCCTCAGAAATTCGTAGAATGGTTTTTCTTGTTCTCCATACTTTTCATAATAATTCACAAAAGTAAATCCCAATGCTTTTAACCATTTAATCGCAGAATGATTTTCTGCATATACAAAATTATATAAGACTTTGTAAGATTTCAACAGGTTATCAACCCATTCTCGACCTTTTCTTATAAGTTGTATTTTATATTTTTTATTAGTAAATAATTCATCAGTACATATCATCCATATACAACCATCACTAATAACACCACATAACCCCATAGGTTGATCATTATCACCAGCTATTGTTAAGACCTGTTCACCTGCTAAATACGTTAGACGTAAAGCATCGGCTGGTTCTTGTCCTGTTTGATATACAGCTTCCAACCGATCCATCTCTCTCATGTTTTCACATACATGATTAAGATCTTTTAAATTTGCTTTTCTTAAATAACCCATTAAATACGTCTTGACCTCATATGAAACATAGCTTCATATTCAGCACTGGCTAGTTGTGTTGGTAAGAATGTGTCATTCTTTACATCTATATCCACTCTATCTGCTCTACTCATTATTGGCACTTTAAATGTACCTGACTCTAAATTAATATCTCCCAAAGTAGAGGAAGTAGAACCAAGAAAACGACCAGTGAATTTATGGGTAGATGTATCTCTGTTCTCTGGTGTGACTTCTACTTTAAAGAATCCAGTATCTTCAAACTTAATGTAGAAATGATGTAGTTGTAATCTGCCACTTAGTATTTCATCTCTACCTTGTGCTGATTGCATCAGTCTTCTCTGACTAAATCTATAGTGCATTTCATATGGTTCACCGATAATAAATTTACTATTGCGATAATCACCATTAGCGGTAATGGTAGCTGTTGAACCATCAGTAGAGTTTGTTGTAGCTACAAGCTGTCCTGGTTTTAGTGTTTTGGTATTACCCTGAGTATCAACAAAGGTGCTTGTCTCTCCACTGGCTAAGTATCTACCAACCACATTCATACTTGCTCTTAACCTATAAGGAACAGTAAAGGTAGTGACATCAGTAGAAGAGTTATAAGCTACTGAGACACCAGTAGAAGCTTCTGTAACCTTATGATCTAAACAGAATTTAAATGTAGCATTAGTTTCTTTAGAATCCGCTTCAAATGGTATCTTCTCTATGCTTGTACCGTTAGCTTCTTGTACAACTACAAATAAATCAGTACCAATAAAATCTACATTCAGTATGGTTCTATTACTATCTATCGTGTAAGTAGACCATGAGTTAAGAATTTTTTCTGATTGATTACCAAATAACCATCTATTGATATATAACTTATTTGGATTATCAGTACCTAATAGAACAAGAACATCTTCACTAGTTGAGACTGCCAACTTAAATATATTTACTGGTATTAATCTAGGAACATGAACAGTAATATTAGCAGCATCTCTTATCGTTAAATCTTCCTGTGTTACATATTCTCTGACACCAGCAAACTCACCTTTATTCGTTAAATAATAAATACTATTACCAGAACTTACAGGAGAAGCAGCATCGCTACTTTCAAACTCTGTTGCAACAACAACTGTTGCTGTCTTAGGGGTAAGAGTAAGAACAGATGATGAGGTGAGAACAAACTGTGTTTGATCAGAAAATAGTATTAACTGTTCTGCCATCGGTACAGCATGCTTCAAGATAGATACTTTTGTATGTGAAGCTGCTACGTCTATAGGATCACTATCAACAACAGTTAAGACTGTTTCTCTAAAGAACTGAAAGAACTCAGATACCGTTGTAAGTATTACGTTATCGTCAGCTAATACTCCTAATCTGCTTCTATAGAAAAATATATTATTAATCTTCTTACCAATAAAAGAAGGATTTGGATTTGATACAAGATCACCTACAGTTCTTTCTCCCCACTTAGGCAAGGTAGAATTATTAACTTTACCAAAAGCTACATTACCACTTGTAGTTAAAGAACCTGCTGCTGTAAAAGTAAACGTATTTGCATTTGTAACTGTAATGGTAAAAGTACCATCAACAGCATTACCAGAGGTGAAATCAAACTGTACTGAATCACTACTGGATAATCCATGATTAGCAGAGGTTACAGTAACTGTTGTCCCTGACTGGCTATAAGTTCCAGCAGTATTTAAATCGGTGTAAGTATCACCATCCACTCTTGCAAATCTAAAATCACCATCACTTTGTCTTATAAGAACATGTGGCATTGTGTCGTAATCAAACTTAAATTCAATACCACTTTCAGCACATTCTTCCCACTGTCCCTCTTCTAACGTGCCATCTACTGTGCTGTTATTAGCAGCAAACCTGACGTAGTAATTATCAAAGTCTGTTGTGTCATCTCCTTTTACTTCTACTACATAACCATGAGGAGAGACTGTTGGAAGATCAGAAAACCTCTGGATACTATCTTTTACTACTACAAGATCCTGATTACCCTGTGTGTCATTACCATCTATAGAAAAGTTAGATCCATCTGTTTTCTTTACATGAACAACAGGGCCATTCTGTTGAAAAGTAAAACCTGTTAAACCAGCAGCAAGACCTGTTCTTAAATCTGTAGCTACCTGTGTAGTACTGAGAGTAGAGTCAGAAGCTGTGCTGTCAGAGACTGTCACCCCATCAACTGTTACTGAATATGTAGTTTTATCTGATACTTGACTTACAAAGATTATTGCCTGTGTGATATTACCTGGTGATAAGTCACTGCTATTCATTGCAGGGGTAACAGTCTTATTAACAACAAAGGTGAAGTCTGCAACCGTAACAGTTTTTATATCACTTCTAGGAGTTGTTGTATTTAGATATGTTGTTCCATCAGGCTTTTGTACTGTTCTTTCCGTTCCATCTAATTCAAAAACTCTTACATTGCCATTACTAAATACAGAAATAAATCTTTGATCTACATCTCTATTGATAGTTTGTACATGAACATTACCTAATGTTGTATTAGAAATATTAGCTACATATTCAAGACCAGACCTCTTTGTAAGACCAAGGACAGGGTTGCTATCAGCATTGTCTTGTATATCAGCATGATCAGGTTGTTTGGTGGCATCTGAAGCTTGTGATATACCTCTTAACAAAGTAGGTATAGATCTAGAAATTAAACCCATTGTTATCTAATTAAAGCTCTGGAAGGTGAGTAGGTATCAAAGACACTTGTTAATGAAGGATCTCCTCTAAGGACATTATGATCTCCATTAGCCAAGTCTGTTTCCATCAGTATAGCTCTAGCTCTAGTCTCGTCTTGTTGTGTGTAAGTTCTTAATCCATCATCACTAACTAATCTATCAACAAAGATACGAGCAGCTTTAATTGTTATATATCTCCTTGCAGGTTCTGGAATCTCATCAAAGGTTCTGAAATAAACCACAGTACAGATAAGATCTTCATCAAACTCATACTTATTATTTAACCTGTCATATAGCTTCAAACCACGTTGTATTGCATCAATAGTTGTGTGTTGATGAATATTAGGGTCAACCCTTAAAACATCGGTAGAAAGGGCTACATGATTAGATCCATCTCTTGTAAGAGTGACATCTATTTCTGTATTAAAAGACCAACCTTCTGATTGAACTTCTTTGTTTACTTCAGTAAGAGTTGATTGTGCTAGACGAGCATCAACAGGAAGTGTACCTGTAAGACTGTTGATAGGAGCTTCTCCTATGGCAGCTAACATAATGTTGATACTTTCTAGTTCAGTGGTTGCAGCTACAGTCATGCTAATTTGTCTCCATAAGCATCTCTATAATATTTTAATGGATTAAACTGTCTTCCCCTCTCTTCAAATAATTCTTGTCTTGTTTTCTTTTTCTTTTTACCAAAACGAATCAGGTCTCTTTTGTAGAGAACACTACCGTTGCTAATTCTTAAGGCTCTTCTGTTAGACATGATTAGTATTTAATTTTAAGTGATTCTCTACCACCCATTTTCTTTTTCTTTTTTTTCTTTGATCCGTAAGCCATAATAATCTCCAAGTAGTAAGAAAAAGAGTACCCAGTTTACTGAGTACCCTTTATGTGAATTAAGAAGCAGATAACTTGATTGTAGCTGCACACTCAGGTCTTAGGATTCCATGACCTAAAGCATACTTAGCAACCATCAATGTACCTTGATACATGATTCCATAGTCAGAACCAGAGATCTCAGTTGTCATGTCCATTAACTTCACAGTACCAACTGCTGATTTATGGAAGACAAGACCAATAGTTTTACTATCGTCACCGTTATAAGCGTTGTTTGCACCTGATGGGTTTGATGAAACATTTGATTGAGGTACGTTGTTACTCATCATCACTGGAATACCAGCAATCTGTTGTACACGACCAGAAGCAAATGAACCATTACCACCTGGGTTGAAGTCAACATCTACTGTTCTTGTAGCTGATTCAGCTAACTTGTAATACTCAGCAGGTGGTAGTACACAGAAACGATCTGTTGGAGGAATGTCTCTCTCATCAAATGCCTGTGCAATGTCATAGATAGCTGCTGCTAACTCATCACCTGTTACGTTTGCTGAAGCAGTATTACCAGAAGCAAGAGTAGAAACTAATCCACCACTGCCACCTGTTAATGTTGTGGATGCTCTTGAAGCATTAGCGATTACTTTAGCTACGTTTTGGTCATAAGTTCTGGCAAGAGCCTTACCTAATTCATCAGCGTAAGTTGCCCTTACGTCATAATGATTCTTAAGCTCATCCAGATTGCTTACAAAAGCTTGTGAAATAAGTAGATCATCAATAGAAATAATCTTCTCATTTGCCAAGATCTGGTTTGCACCTACTAATGGTGTTCCTGGTGTGTGATATGCAGCAGTTGCTGTTCATGTTACTGGGAATTG